CGCCTTCCACGACAGTCCACGTAGGAACGCCATCAAGGGTTGCTGGTTTGCCGGAGGCCGTAATCGGGGCCAAGGTTACTGGGAGTTTTTGTTCGTTTGTTACTGTGTAAAGAGCCATTTTGTTTTTTGTTTAAGGTCGCAAGTTATGCTTTTTCCCATTTATTGTCGCTGACTTTTTTTATAAGTCCCCGCCAGTGCATTTCCCGAACCACAAGTTCCTCAATGATAATTACTTCATCAATCTGTGGTATCAGAAACCCACGCTTGTCTTTTAGTATGTACCAGCCACGGTTCAAACACTCCTGAATCCGCTCAATCTTTTTGGACATCAGGCTTTCTGGTATGTTCCCGTTGCGATACCAGTATGGTTTTGATTTAATTGGCAAGGTCATATCCTCTCCACCATTAACCGTGTATATCCCTCCTTCAATAACTCCTTATGCTTCGCCTCCATCTCAGTTTTGCTCAGTCCCTTGAATTTCTTTTTAGGCAAATCGGGGCGCTGTTTGGAGGGATAAGCGTAAATTGTGTGAGTAGTCATTTCAAAACTCAATTTCAATAATTCCTTTTTTCTTTCTCCTTGTTTCGGCTGCATTCTTTCGGTGAAGGTCGTGATCGAAAGTCAAGTGGCACTTTTGACAAAGCGCTCGAAGGTTATCCATACTATTGTCGGTCGGATCGTGGTTGGTGTGGGAAATTGTCAAAACAACTTTAATCGCCTGCTGATTTTCGTCGCCCCTTAACGGATCAATTAAATTTTGATAGTCTGGTCCTTTGATTTTTTCTCCAGATGGATACCAAAACGCATCGCCTTCCTGATCTTGAAATGCCTCTTTGCCATTCCATAGTCCTCTGAAAATAGCGGAATGATTCTTAACCCCACAGATTTCGCATTTGTTGTCGGCCCGTTTCAATATAGCAGGCCGGATCTCTGTTTTCCAGTTTGCTGGATAAAGTTTTGCGTTAAATGGCATATCAAAACAGTTCGTGTTGTATTTTTCTTTCTACTGTAACAATCGTATCGTGGTGATGCCCTCCGTGCGGGACCAAAAGAACCTCAATCATTTCAAATCCAAGATTGTGCCCAAATCCACCAGAATTCCATCCAAAGCAAATCGCTAACCCACCCGCTGCAATTTTAGGCGCAATCGCATCTTTTACGTTATTAGGAAACCTCTGAGTATCCTCCAATGGCATACCAAATCCAATTCCTTCATAGCATTCTTTTGTCTGACGTAGTGAATAGGGCGGGTCAAAAAGAACGCCTTTGAACCCGCTTGGCAATTGTAGTGCAAAATCCTTTGCGTGCAAATGATACTTTGTTGGCCTTTCTGGATTAAGGTCGTTTGTAATTTCGGCAGGACTATTTTCGCCTGCAAATGGGTCAATCCATCCAATTCCGTCGCCCACATACTTTGCAAGCAATCTGGCTATTGGCGGAATGGTAAATGTCCACTTATCCGGCATGGCCCATTCTCTGTTAAAGATTGTTGATAGCTGAGTTTTTTTCATTGCTTAGATTCGGTCCATTTGCACTTTACACCTCTTTTTTTATTAAGTTCTGCTTTGGCGGCATTTAGCCCATCTCTTGACATTAAATATTCCCCTGCAAAAACTATGACATAAGTAATGGATGAAATCCTTATCCCTCTTTCTTTGATAATTCGATCTCCAAATTCATTTGTCCAAGTATTCATTTCCCCTGCCTTTTATGCTTCTCAATTATCGCTGCACTGGCGTATTTCACTTTGCTGGTTCCCGTCGGTTTCTTGGACTCCGCTTCCAGAATGGCGAAGGCTTCATCCGACAATGCCACGTGGGGCCAGATTTTGCGAGGTTTTTTTGCCATTAGTAATCTGCTTTTAATTGTCGTAAAGATTTCCCCGCAATTTGTTTCCTTAGCTCATTGGTTATGGCGTGTGAGTCAGATCGAACCTTTTCCTCTCTTTGCATTGACTCAAGCACAAGGTCCATAGATGGGTCATATAAAAAATAATCGGATTCAAAATGTGTAGAAAATTGAGCCTTTTCTCCATTTTTCTCTTCATACATGAATTTTTTATCCTTTCGAATCCCAACAATTTTCTTCTTTTCCCCGGACTTATTAACGACCACAAATGGCTTAAAATCCATGTTTGCCTTAATATATTCATCGACCTTTGATTTAGCCGAAGCAAATGATTTGCTGGAAAACTCAGTGTCGTACCGATCTGACACGCCACTAAATTCTTCCGCATCTGTGTTAAAGGATATTATAAATCCCCGATATTCTTCAATTTCTACTTTCATGTCAGCAAAGATACGCTGATTACCCCAATCTACCAAACAATCTTTTCTCTCTCCAACCACGGCTTGACTTCCCGCTTCCAAAAATAGCTAATTGTATCATCTCCGGCCATTTTACAAATTGCCAATTCGTTAAAAGTCCTGAGCAATATTCCCTGTTTGCCATTGTGAGTTATTGGAATATTTAAGTCGGGGTCTTTTATGGAACGAGTCCTACCCTTTCCGGCATCGTCTTTTTTTACGTTGTTGAATTCAATTTCCATGCGTTTTCTCAAGGTGGCATTTTTTACATAAAGCCATATAGTTATTTGGGTTTTCCTCAAACAATCTTTTGCAAAACCCCTCCAAATCAGCATAGCTTCTTAGACTTCCGGCACCCACAATATGGTCTATTTCTATTTTGTCGTGCAGGGTTTTGCAGGATTCGCAATAATACTTTGCATTCTTACCCACTCCCACCTTGACTCTCTTCCTCACTGCCTGAATTGGTTTCCACCACCTCGTCATATTGCGAAGGGCGGATCTGATTTTTCCAAAGTGCTGGGCCTCTGTTTCAGAATTAAAATTTCGGGTGCGTGGCACACGAGGGGCTATCACCTTTTTTTGTTTTTTGGGACTACCCGGTTTTCGTCTAGGAATCATAATTTGTAATTTCATTAGGTAGTGGAATATAAACCGATAATTCAGAAATAGCCCATACGCGTATTTGTTCATAAAACACCTCTGCTTCAAGGCTATCAAGGGACGTTGTGCTTCTGGCAAACAATTCAATCTCACCCGTAATCTGGTTTGGCTTTTCGTAAGCCAAGAATTTTCGCTTTAGCAACTCATGTATTTCGTCGCCAAAAAATCCAGTTTCTTCAGAAAGGATTTTCACAATCACGCCCCAATAATAATTATTAGCCCTGTTGCTTCGTCGTTTCCTGAACTTTTTTATTTCCACCGCGTGCATTCCTTTCAGGCTTTTTAGCACTTTATAGAGCTTTTGCTTGTCGGATGTTTGGTCGAAATTAAGGCAGAGATTTATCATACTTTTAGTCCGTTTCGGTCAAAATCGTATTCAATTTCGCAACTTTGGCAATACAGTTTTGCCGGATTGTAGATAGATTGAATAATGGCTTTATCGGTTGAGGCGCCGCAATCTGGGCATGGTGGTCTATATCCCCATTCAATATCAGGATTAATTTTTTTCTGATTTCTGTATAGCGCTTTTGTCCAATGTTTTGCCTCTAAAACAAGAAATGCCCTTATTGGCTTTGGAATTTTTTGATCTTTATCAAACCTAGCCTCTATTGCTAAGCGAATTGCCCGTTCGGAAATAGATGTTTTGGGTTCGTATTCGTCGCTCCATGTGTAAAGAAATTCATCATACTTGCCAAAAATAAAATCTCCAAAAGCAATCCCCGTATGGTCAAAGAAATCTCTTGTTGGTGGATCTGGAGTATTTGTGGAATCTATCAGCTCAAATATCACTTGCGAACTTTTTCCTGGCGCGCCAATAAAGAACACAAGCCTAACATCGCCTTCTTCAACAAATTTTTGATGGCGAATATCACTTTCTGGATTATACCCATCCGGCTTTACTTCTCCATACATTTTTTGATCTGGAAAATAAAAATCAGGAAGGTATAAAGACCCGTCGTTTAACATAAAGCCCTCTGGCTCGTATTCGTAATTAATTCCAATGGCGTCAAAAAATACAGCCCATCTAGCCTCGGTTCGGCTTCTGTAATATCTATTATTGTATCTGGTTTGGATTACTTTCATATTAATCTGGAGCGTATTCAAAAATCCAACGATATAACGGGAGGGAGCTAACCAAATAAAAAAATGCTTCTTTTGTTCCCTCTAATTCGGGATTGCCCTGAAGCCCAATTCCCATAAGGAATGACCTGCCAACACATATTAATCCGGCCTCTTTGGCTATTTTTTGATAGGTAGCTTGTCGGCAGCCATCAATATCCAAAGTGATGGATACATGAATACAAAGGCCATCATCCTCTGTATTTCGCGCTGTGTTTATTGCTATTTCCGAAGCTGTTCTCAGGTGATGCGCAATGGTTTTTATCTCTTCTTTTTTCATAAAATTTATTTAAAACGGTAAAATTTCATTTGAATCGTAAGGAACTATCTCTTGCTCAAATTTATCAATCAAGCGCGATTGTGGCACAACAATTGGATTCGTAGCAGCCCTCCAATCTGTCCAATCCATCATTCTTGCCCTAAGTGCCTCATTCACGGGGTCCCGACCTTCTGCAAACTTGTAGCGCCGCGTGTCCATGTCAAAATTGAATTCGCTAAATCCCTTTTTGCCAACCACCTTTTGCTTCTTTATTTTCTTTGCATGAAATTCGCATTGTGGGTTTTGTGGGTCCGAAACATTAAATGGTCTGTGATAAACAAGAATGTTGTGGCACTTATTGTTCCACATTGCTCCTCCAGCAAGATCAAAAACATCTGGGCATGGGTAGTCATTCCCTTTTTTTGCCATTTTGGTTGGATGGGCAATAATCATAAAAAACACCTCGTTCATTTGCGCAAACCGGGCAAATTCAGCAAGCTGCATTTCAAGATATTTATCCTCTCTTCCACCAACTAAATCATATCGGTTGGTTAGCTGGTTCCATGGGTCTATAATGCACCCATCTACGCGCTCTTTTACAATACACTCTAGAAATCGCTCCCTGATATACTCTGGCGTTGGTGTCGCTTTTTCCGGCTGAATAAAAAAGAAATGAGTATCAACAAACTCAATTGCTTTTTGATATATTTCTTCGCTTGGCCTTTTCTTATTTGGCAATTTTGCATCCGCTACACAATCGGCGCCCAATAAAATTTCAATATAGTCATTGTAAAATTCTTCTACCGGAGAGTCCTCTGGGGCAAAAATTGCAAACTTTCGGTTGTAAAGAATTGCGTGCATAAGTAAAAACCATTTTTCGATCTGGCTTTTTCCCATATTGCCTATTCCGGAAAGTAATGTAACCTCCCCTTTTTTCATCTTGAAGTGCTTATCTATTTCTTGCACACCAATTGGTTCCACCTGCTCGTATCCATTTTTATAAAGGCGCATAATATCCACCCGTACATCTCTGGCATAAATGATGTCCTGTGGCTTTATGTTTTCGTCAAAAATCTCAGATGGCAGCTCAATTTCCACCTCTCCAGATGTAATTTTATCTACCAGAACATCTCTGTCAAACGTGGCGCTTCCGGCTGATGGGGCATTAGTGCGATAGGCAGAAGCAATGGTGGCCTTACACTCACGTTGTGAAAAATCTTTATCTCCGGCGATAAACTCCTGTTCGCAATAATAGTAACAGTTTTCCTGACTTATCCCAAACCTACAACAAGCGCCAGCAAGCCGGAAAATAAAATTGTTTCTTTCCCCTTTTTGAAAACTTTTCCCTTTGTTAGAAAGCCATGTTAATAACTTTTTAAACGAATCGCCGGTATCAACAAACTCCCTTTTTTGTTCTTTTACCGTTTCTATTAGCTTAGCAAAAGCGGTACATTCTTCTTTGTGGTATAAGTCTGGGTCCCATGATTCAAAGCATACCCTGCTTTCGTTTACGCTACTGGTATCCCATTTGCCTGGAAGGTTTTTAAAGTATTCGGTGAGGGCATCAAAATGAAATCTGTGCCTTTTCGGGTCTGCAATTTTTACGAGAAACTTTACTCCATTTCCAGATGGGCTTATCCATGCCGCGTAAACAAACTCCTCGCCAAAAACCGTGTCTTTTACGGCATTTGTGGTTTCTAAATCTGGCAATTCATCAACATCACAGCAAATAAAACCCGAATGGTCAATCAAACAGTTATCAAAACGCTCGCGGAATGTCCCAGAAAAACAAACACTAGGCAGGTTGGATTTATATTGTTTTCGTGCGTTTTCGTCGCTGGTAGAGCGAACAAGCATTACCTGCTTCTGACTTTTTCCGTTTCGTATTCGGTCGAGTAGCTTTGGTATCTCAACGTAGTACCCGCCTGTTTTTTGGTAAATATCTTTGTAAATGGTTGCTTTCATGCTTCTGATGGTGTGTGGCCGTATTCCTTACAATTTTTTATGTATTGGTCAATTGTCGGAAACTCAGACAATGGCCTATATCTTTTTGGTCCCAGTTTAAAGTCTGGATTGTTTCGGTGGTCGGCCTGATACTGTGGGTTCCCCGCCACCGGTTTTAGGTAAGTGATTGTGTTTTTCAATTTGCTTTTCCAGTTCACAATCTTTTTGCCATTACCATCTTTCCAACCAGCATCTTTCCATGATTCATATTTTGCCTTGACTGAAAAAGAAAGATTAGGAAACAAGGCAGACAATTCAGACTCATAGTATGCAAGAAAATCCATCTCCGAAGGAGCCTCAGACGCACCTGTATTTTTCTTTTCTTTTACTATTACAATATCTGTTACTATACCATTATCTGTTACTGTATCCGTTGATTTCGTTGAGGTTCGTTGACGTCCGTTAACGTCCGTTAACGTCCGTTGGCTTATAAATGCCTCTCTTGCAAGTCTTTTTGCTTTTGCGCTTGCCTTTCCAGCCTCTCTTGCTTGCTCAACCTTGCTCGTATATTTTATTAAATCACGTTTTAACTGGTGTTTAATTGGCTCAAAACTTAGCTTAGTAATTCGATCTGGTGCATCTGGATTTTGGTCGTTCACATACCGGAAAATATGCTTCACTAATCTACCGGCTTCGTCGTCGGTTAACTCTTCAAACAAATGTATTTGGTCGCAATACAAAAGGAATGATTTTTTGTTTTCTGCCATCTGCTAAACTTTGTTTACAATTTGTAAATTTAATAGAGAATAAAAATCATGTCGTTGGTAGCTTTTTCTCAAGGAATTGCTGACTACCAAACTGCTTTGGCACTATTTTCCCTTTCTTAATCCACTTATAAACCGTTTGTCTGCTAACATTAGCAAACGCTGCATAATCCACTATGGACAGCACTGTTTGTTTTGTCGGAAGTATTATTTCTGGTTCCATGAATGCAAATATATGGCGACAATTTGTAAACACCAAATAATTAAAAAACTTTTTTACGGCACCTCCACCACAACTCCATTGCCCCTTATTTCTGTAATAGAAACACACCGTGGCGTCAATTCTAAAAACTGTGCGTACTTTTTATCATCGGGACCGATTTCCACGCCATAGAGCCTTAGTCCTGTTATTGGGTATTGTTTGCGTGTTGTGTGGCTTTCGACAATATGGCCCTTTCGTATTGTTCCACAGGAACGTCTGGACATTATTCTTTGGATAAAAACTCCAGATTGCCGGGATATTTCCTTATTCTACTGCCCTTAAATCCGTATTTTGGGTTAATAAAGAAACTATTCCGCACCCCCATACAAGGAGTAATAAACCCGTAGCGACCAAGTTCATTCTGCGCCTGCCGGAATGTCTTTTCGCTTTTAATAGCACACTCACGCTTATATCGTTTGGGATCAATCCAAATTACATCAGCCCCAGACTCAATGCTTTGCATAATCCACTCCCACATTTGAAGCGCCCGATAACTGAGCCCCACACGTATTTCCCTTAATTCTTTGCTGACGTACGACTTGTAGGAAACATCGCACTCCAACTCCACTTCTTTTGGCACCATCACCCCTTTGTGATCTTGGGCCTCTACATACCCTGATTCAACCGTGCGCACTTTGATTTTTAGCGCCTGGACAAATGGATTAACCCCTACTATTTCTTCCGATAATTCCGGCTTTTCTCGTTCTCTCATTGGTAAAAAATTTCTTACGCACTTATTATCGTAAAAATAGGTAAAAAATTACCAAAACGGTAAAATAATACCATGTTTTTTAAAAAAGTGCGTAAAATATTTCCATTCAAAAGTGCCATAACTGCCTAGAACATCAGCGAGTTATAGAGAGTATAAAATTCGGTGTATATAATACATTAGTACAAAAATAATGATTTACGAAAATGGCCGTAACTATTATGAATATCAGAGTGTTATACACAAAAAACAGCAAATAATTGTGGAAATTTATTACGCATTTTTGCTTGATTGGCGGGTATAAAATGGCGTGGGTTCGAATTGGCTATTTTTTGCCCCTAACCCGCTGCCCGACAGATGGATATGGTTTTTTGATAGTAAAGTAGAGCGATTGGGCTACCCCACAACAACCCCCGGCCCTCATTCGCTGCCCAAACCCGAAAAGCCTCGACCCGGTGGGTCCGATTCTGAAAAAATCTACCAATCCACTGCCGGACCAAACCAATTTCGATCGGGAATAGGTAAGGCAACCAAAACCAATTCGAATAAGACCTTTGATGATTGATTCCAGGCAAAGCAAATCTGACCCTCATGCTTGGTGGTTCAAAGTTGTGGGAATATGGGATTGATTCGAAAGGATATTCCTGCCAACCTATTCCTTCCACAACTGCAACAACTAACCCCAAACCAATATCAAACTACCATTCCATATTTTGCTTCAATTGTGAGCAATGTTTTGGGCCTGTTTCGGTTTTAGATTTGAGGGTTTTAGGATGTGGTTAATAATCAGGACTTAGTTGAAAATTCAAATTTTCGGGTTTATTGTAATTGTCTGATTATCAATCAACGTGGGTTGCCCTAATTTGTAAATTTTGTTACCCTAAGTTTTTAGTTGGGATACCCCAATAAACCAAATTAGGTATACCCAATTTAATAGTTAGGAATGCCTAAATTCAAAGCATACCGTAAATTATTAATTAAATTAAAATATATATTTATATCTTTGCGAAATGGAAACAAAACGCAAGGGAAGGCCAGCAAAACTGACTGAGGACCAGAAAAAGAAAGCATTCAACGGCACAATATATGCCAGTACCGAAACAATAATAAAAAAATTTGGGTCTTACGAAGCCGCAAAACAAGCTGCAAATCAGGCGGTTGCAGCTTTATTTAAATAATTATATAAATATTATTTGGTATTGTGGTTTCCAGTTGTACCTTTGCCCCTGTCAATGCAACAGTGCGGCGACGGAAAACATAATACTGATATGAAAACCTTACCCGCACCTAAGCCAATTAAAAAAATGTCCGGCTTAGAGCTTTCAGAGTGTACCGTCTTATTCTCAAGATTATTATCTGAGATTGAACAATTTGAAACGCATACGCCCGTGCCTGCTGGCATTAAAGATTCAATTGATAAATATTATAGCCAACTATGCGAAGAGGCTGACAGACGGGTTTATATCTAACCCCTCAGCCCTTGCCAGTCCTTCATGGGACTAGGATCGAATTCAGGCTAGGGCTCAAACTGCAATAATGCAGCGAATTAAAACTATCCAAAAAATGAAAACAATTAAAAATATTCAGTCCGTTTCAGAAATTAACGAACTTGAAAAATTAGGAGTAGAAATAGAATTTACCCCTCAGGATGAAGATATTTACCCCTCCGACAATATGGACGACCAAGAGATGGTTAACTACGTTATTGAGCAATACAATTCAGGCAATATGGCCGCATGGTTTTGCGCAAAAGTTGAGGTAAAATACAGAGGCTTAGAAGCTACTGATTATCTTGGATGTTGCTCATACAAATCCTTCAAAGAATTTCAAAGTGATGAATCTGGTTATTATGTTGATATGATTAACACCTGTATCAATGAAATAAATTCAGATATTAAAGGCAAAAACGAAGAAACCCAAAAAGAATGGGACTTGCGACGGGCCTACAATTTAATAAAGCCATACGGATACGAAATTTTCCAATCGGTCCGAAAATCAGCCTAATATTTTCAGCCTATGCCATTCTTTGGCAGTCAGTGGAAACATCGGAACCCACATAGGCTCAAAAGTCCTGCAATTTCCAGGCAAACGGACCCAGCCACGTTTTTGGTTGGGAGATTTAATACTTACAAAAATGAACGATCAATTATTAGTTTACAGAAATGATATTTACAGGCTTG